TACCAAGAATTAATAATAAAACCAAAAAAATCGGAATGTCCGTTTTAAAACTATGGAAATTACCATCTTCAAAAATATAAAACAAACATCAACACCATTCTTCAAGACGATTGGCGTGATGCTTGACAGGATACGCAACGGAGCCTCTAAAGACATCGTTGAAGGTATTCGTAACGAGAAGGATAAGTCCACTCGTAATATACTAAAGCAACAACTTCCTGCGGTATGTTTCTCAGGAAAGTTTACAAAGCGTGAGGATAAGGCTATTTTAGAGCACTCAGGGTTCATTTGCCTTGACTTTGATGGTTATACTACAGAGAAAGAAATGAAGGTTGATAAGGCTGTAATTTCAAAGAATAAGTACACGTATTCAGTATTTGTTTCCCCATCTGGGAACGGACTAAAGGTAATTGTTAAGATACCAAGAGATGTTGAGAACCATAAGAACTACTTCAACTCACTTGAAAAACACTTTAACTCAAAGTATTTCGATAAGACCTCAAAGAACATATCACGAGTATGCTACGAGTCATATGATCCAGAGATATATGTAAACACATCGAGCGAGTTATGGAATACACTGTCAGAGCACGAGTATGTGGAGATGGACAGAGTAACCTCTAAACCAACCATTCCAATAACCAACGAGAACAAGATCATCGAGATACTTATGAAGTGGTGGACTAGGAAGTATGGTTTGGTGGACGGTGAGCGTAATAACAACGTGTTCATACTTGCCTCAGCATTCAATGATTATGGAGTAAGTAAGTCGTTGGCAGAGTACGTGATGGGACAGTTCGATAGTCAAGACTTCCCGATGCAAGAGATAAAGACGATCATTGAGTCGGCCTATAGACAGACACACAAGTTCGGCACAAAGTTTTATGAAGACGATGATAAGTTAACGCAAGTTCGTCAGAAGATTAAACGCGGAGTCTCTAAGAAAGAAATCAAGTCAGAGTTAATGGGATTAAACATATCGGAGAACGCGATTGACGATGTGATTGACACAATCGATAGAGACGAGGCGAGCCAGAAATACTGGAGCAAGTCAGACAAGGGTGCCATAAGCATCATTCACTACCTGTTCAGAGAGTTTCTGGAGGACAATGGATTCTTCAAGTACATGCCAAACGGTGGCAAGAGTTATATCTTTGTAAGAGTAACCAACAACCTCATCGACCATACCTCAGAGGACGAGATTAAAGACTTTATACTTAACCATTTACAAACTATCGATGACTTATCAGTTTACAACTACTTTGCAGACAAGACTAGGTTCTTTAAGGAGGACTTTCTATCTCTATTATCTTCTGTTGATGTATATTTTATGGAGGATGATAAGGACAATGCGTACCTTTATTACAAGAACTGTGCTGTCCGTATAGACAAGGACAACATCGACATAATTGACTATATCGATCTGGGAGGTTATATCTGGGCGGACCAAGTTATTAGTAGAGACTTTAACATTTGTGAGATCACAGACTGTGACTTCAAGACATTTATATCAAACGTATCAAACGATGAACAGACTCGCATTGACTCTCTTGAGAGCACGATTGGATTCCTTATGCACGGATATAAGAATTTATCTTACTGTCCTGCGGTCATTCTAAATGACGAAGTAATTACAGACAACCCAGAGGGTGGAACAGGTAAGGGGTTATTCACCAACGCAATATCTCAGATGAAGAAGTTAGCCTTCATTGATGGTAAGAGTGTGAACTTCGATAGTTCATTCCCATACCAGACAGTATCTGTTGATACTCAAGTACTTGCGTTTGATGATGTTAAGAAACACTTTAACTTCGAGAGACTATTCAGTGTAATTACAGAGGGTATAACCTTGGAGAGAAAGAACAAGGATGCGATGCATATCCCATTTGCGAAGTCTCCTAAGATTATTATCACTACCAACTACGCTATCAAGGGTAAGGGAAACTCGTTCGAGAGACGAAAGTGGGAGCTAGAGTTTAAGCAGTTCTACACCAAGGAATTTACTCCGTTGGTTGAGTTCGGTAGATTGTTATTTACTGAGTGGGACAACGGAGAGTGGTGTAAGTTTGACAACTATATGATCAAGAGCCTTCAGGCATACCTGACTACAGGGTTGGTTAAGAGTGAGTTTGTTAACCTTAAGATCCGTAAGTTATCAGCTGATACCTGCCACGAGTTCATCGAGTGGGTTGGACTTATGGATGATAAGCCTACGATTACGTTGGGAGAGATACTGTATAAGCAAGATCTTTATCTTGACTTTATCCAAGACAATCCAGACTTTGCACCAAAGGCCAAGATGACTATATCACGTACCATATTTTACAAGTGGTTAGTATCCTATGGTTTATTTGTTACTGGAGTTACTCCTTTAGAAGGACGTAACAACACAGGCAGATGGATCAAGTTTAAAGATGCTGGTAGTAAGGATGAAGAAGAAGAAAATGATGAGCAGTTCAGATTTTAACTGGTGCATAGAGAATGACTTTCAGGTATACATTATACCTGAGCATTCTTTTGCAAGGATATGCATCCGTAAGGGAGGTATAACCTCTGAAGGTAAGGATTTCTATTATACAAACGGAGTAAGAGTTAATATAGTAGAAAGAAAAGGAAGTGTACTGTATAAGTCTCAGGATTTAGCAGCTAAGGAATTAAACAAAGTATATAAATATTTAAGAGATGAAGCAAATATTCGTTGATGATCAGCACGATTACGACTACCAAGAGGTAGACAGAATGCACACGCTATACTACAGCAACTCAAGCAGTTGGACAAGCCATACTAGAGGCGAGATAGCACTACAGATAGAAGACCACGGAAACGGACTATCTATTCAAGGATTTAAAAAAGAAATTGATTACAGTGAGGCAAGTCAACTACTGATACTTCTAAAGATAATCGAAGAACCTACCAAGTACGAAATAGGTAAAAAGGAGTTATTATGAAGTTGAGGACTTATCAAGAGGAACTTTCAACTCAGGCAGCAGGTATACTATTAAATAAGAAGATAGTATACTTAAACTTTTCGCCAAGGGTAGGAAAGACATTAACGGCTCTTGAAACTTGTAAGAAAGTAAATGCACAAAAGGTATTGTTTATTACTAAAATAAAGGCATTCAGCTCTATAAAAAGTGATTACGACGATTTCGGATATGAGTTTAGATTAACCATTATTAACAAGGAATCTATTCACAAAATTGATTTGAACGACTTTGACTTAGTAGTGGCTGATGAAGCTCACGGTTTATTTTCAACATTTCCTAAGCCAAATAACTTTTACAAGATTTATAAAAAACGTTTTGGTCACTTGCCGATTATTATGTTGAGTGGCACAATGTCAGTTGAGAGTGGTTCGCAGATATTTCATCAGTTCCAAGTTTCGGACTATTCACCATTTCGTAAGTACACTAACTTTTATAAGTGGGCTAAAGACTTCGTAAACATAAAGCAAAAGCAATTAGGGTACGGTTTAATAAGTGATTATTCAGACTGTAATATGATAGAAGTAAATAAAATTATCGATCCTTATACGCTTCGTTTTACACAAGAGCAGAGTGGATTTGTATCAACAGTAAATAAACATATCTTAGAATGCGAGATGAAACCAATTACAAGAACATTAATAGATAGGCTTTTAAAAGACAGTATAGTAGAAGGAAGTGGAGAAGTTATTATTGCAGATACATCAGTAGCAATGCAACAGAAAGTTCATCAGTTAGGTTCTGGAACTATTAAATTCCAAAGCGGCAATAGTAAAACAATAGATGATTCTAAGGCAGTGTTTATTAAAGAGTACTTTAAAGGTAAGAAAATAGCTATAATTTATTACTACAAAGAAGAATTAAATATGCTGAAAGAAGTTTTTAAATACTTGGTCACTACTGATTTAGAAGAATTTAACGTAACTAATAAGATTTTTGTTGGTCAGCAAATATCAAGTTGTGAAGGATTTTCTTTGGCAAAAGCAGAATGTTTAGTATTTTTGAACTTTGGATTTAGCGGTAAGAACTTTATCCAAGCAATTGATAGATTAACTCTTAAAGATAGACCAACGAATGATGTTTACTTTGTATTTAGCAGTATAGGAATTGATAAAAAAATATATCAGTCAGTAAGCAAAAAAGAAAATTATAATAACTCACAATTTAAGAAAGATTATGAGACCAGAATTTGAAGTAAGCCAAAAACAAGAAACAGTTTTAATCTACGATCTTAGTAGAGAGCTGTTAGAGAGAGATATTAATGCGGGAAATACAGTGATAGTATCAGTATCTGGTGACTACTCCTGTATCGTAGGTCAGATACTAAGGCACTCATTAAGTCATGATGGAGAGATCTGTGATGGATTTAGTGTAGACGTTCCATACCCAGATCAAACCTGGGATGATAGATACCTATTGGAGCTAAGGTCTTTATTTGATCTTTATAGATACAAGTTAGAGGATAAGAATATCCTTTTAGTAGAGGCTGGTGTTATTAGAGGATCCAATTATAAGTTTATGATTGAGTACTTAAGAGATGGTTTAGGTATAACAAATAAGATAGAGACGCTAGCGCTATACGAAAACTCTGGATCAAAGTTTAAGTCTGACTTTGTTGGAGAGTACTATAATGATGAGCTAGAAGATCTAACGTTTTGGTGGGAACAATTTAATAATCACTGGAGATAATGAGAAACTTTGATTATTTAAGAGCGTACTACTCACCGTTTAAACCGCCTATACTAAGTTTATATTGCGGTAAGATTGCATTAGGAACTCCTTACTTCTTGCCTAGAAAGTGGGTAAAGAATAAAGAAAAAGAAGGGTACTATAAGCCAGTTCCTAGAAAGATAGGGTTTGATTTTGTATCATTAGGTTGGAAGACAAAGTATGATGATTATAGGTTCGAGTTTAGCCCAATGATTAGCTTCGTATTTCTTAAGTGGCAGATAGCGGTTACATTTGTTGCACCATACGATGTAGACCACTACTGGGAGTCTTGGCTGTATTATACAAGAGAAACTAAAGGTGATACAGCAGAGAGAGTTGCACAGTGCAGAAAAGAAGCTCCTCAGACCTGGTCAACACACCACCAAGACGGAACAAAAGAAACGATAGACTATTACAATTTAATTTTAAAAAATAAGTGGTTATGAGTACAAAATTTGGAATACTAAAAGAAGATATACCTCATGATAAATTAGTTGATTCAGATGGTGATTTACATTTTTATATATCAAAAAATATATTTGAGCCTGTATTTTTTAGAGGAAGTACTTCTAGGTGGTTGACTTCTTTTGGAGAACAATTCAAAGATGATACAAAAGTATATGCATTAGACAATACACAGCAAGGTATATATACTATAAAAGATTGTAAAGAACTTATAGATGGCAAGTAAGTTTCAAACTAAAACCAAGAAGCACTACGAGGCCAACGGATGGATAGTTATCAACACTATAAAGCTTAGTGTTAGTGGCTATCCTGATCTGTTCTGCTTCAAAGATGGTAAGACTATATTTATAGAGTGTAAGGAAGGTAACGATACGCTAAAGCCACTACAAGAGTACCGAATAGACGAGTTAATAAAACAAGGATTTGAGGCGTTCTGCCTCCACGCAACAAAAGGAAAAATATATCCAAATGATAGAGAAATTTAAGAAAATAATAGAGTTAGAGACTGGTGTTAATGTTGAGATAGTTTCCAGAAAGAGAAACTTTGTTGAGGCACGTGCAATATACTATAAGCTGCTAAGAGATGTATTAAATATGACGTTTCAAGCTATTGGAGATACCGTGAATAAGGACCACGCCACAATAATACATAGCTTAAATAGTATAGACGATTGGATGAAGTACGACAGAAAACTTACTGATAGGTACAAGAATATATTGTATGCTATAGATAAAATAGACGAAACAGATTTTAATAGCTTAAGGTATGAGAACATAATGCTTAACCTTAAGATAGACGAGCTAACTAAGAAGTTATCTAGTAATAGGTTATACGAGCTTATGGATAAGATACCGTTTGATAAAGAAGAGGTCGTATATGATAGACTGAGTGTAATAGTCAGGATGAATTGTTAATAACTTTATATATAACTAAACGTTTTTGTTTATAAATTTGATAAAAAAAAGATATGGAATACATTAACAGTACAATGAAGAACATCAATGACCTTACAGATGAAATCTACGAGAGTCTATGTGATAATGATACAATAGCGTTAAATATGAGTATATTGACTCTTATTGCTGTTTTAAAGGATGTTCAACAATCAAATAAGGAGGAATTATGAAAATAACATTTGAGAATTGGGACTATACTTGTGGTGACGGATGTTGCTATAGCTCTGGTACTTATTTATATTTAGATGGTAAAAAACTTGAACATCCTAATCCAGAAATACATGATAATAGTTATCTTGGAGAAGATATAGAAACTGGATTACACGCAGTATTAAAGGAATTAGGATATGAAGTTGAATTTGAAACTAAATAATTATGAGAGAGTATAAAAATAGATACGGAGATATTTATACCTTCACCGAAGATGAGAATCACGACATTCTTTGGGAAGGTAACTTCGAGTGGTGTAGTTTTAGTATGCCGAATGATTATACCAGAGCATACGAATTTTATTGTAAAGATTTCGGAACCTTATTGACAATAGAAGAATTTAAAACTGCTGTTCATAAATATGATGATATTAAGAAAGAATACATTTTAGGATTTAAATACGTATCAATAGTAGATAGCTTAAGAAATGAGATAGATACATTAGATCCGAGCGGTGGTCCATACATATCACGAGGTATGCCACTAGACTCATTTGGATTCAAAGGATATAAGGTTCAAGACTTCAAGAGAATCGATACTGGATATAAAATAATAACCGAGAAATGTCCTAAGTGTCACCTTGCGGGAGGAATACATAAGATGGGATGTGAAACACGAGAAGTAACAAAGTGTTATTGTGGTCATACTACTTATTGCGAATGCGGACATTTACCTGATGAAATGGGGCAATGGACAACCACCGAAAATAATGATGCTTGGAAAAAATTTAATGAGCACATTGAAAAAGAAGTTCACTTTAATAGAGGAAATCTAAATAATTAAAATATGAAATACACAACAAATACAACAAATGATATTATAGTTAATGGTCACGAGATACTTGGTCCTCCAAAGGATTTTGTAGTAGAGGCTGTTAGAGACGACCTTTTAAGAAGGTCTCAGGTAGGTATTAAAAAATATAATACTACGCTTGACAGGACTGATATCAGCCTTAAAGGTTGGGTAACTCACGCACTTGAAGAGGCTCTTGACTTATCACTTTATTTAAAACGAATCCAAATAGAACTAAATGAAAGAACATAAACAATCACCTCTCCAGAGAGTATTAATAGTTATGCAGTACCTATATCGCAGAGGAGGTAATAAAGAGTCTGTAAATAATGTTTATCGTAACATAATAAAAAAGAAGTATGAAAAAGTATACACAAGAGTTTAAAGATTCAGTATTAGAGTTTTTTTTAAATGGAAGCAGCATCACTCAATCGTGTGAAATGGCTTGTGCACTACACAATGTTATGTACAATGACGGAGTTAGAAGAACGGCTTCAAAATGGCTAGAGAAGAACAATTTGTCTAATAACTCAGAGGTTGAAGAAACAGATGTGTTCAAGGAGGCTAAGAAGAAGGTGTTCGATAACTCTAAGCAGCGATTTATTATATCTTGGTGTCAGTCTGAGACAGATATAAATAACAGATTGTTAGAAAATATGGAGGCCTATGCCACTCATATAAACGCATCGATACATATAATAGCAGGTCGTTATAGAAATCCAATATCTTTATCTGCAAGCAAGTCGTTGAAGGATAGGGAGGTTCAGAACTCATGGCATCCAAGAGTTATACAGTACCTAGATGCAAACAGACACAAAATACATAAGCACTTATGCATCCTGTCAGACCTTAAAATTCAGCCTACAGCATCTACTCCATTATCTGGAATAAATGGGCTTACAGGGCTTGAATCGTGCATCGTAGGACACCCTAGAATGCACCTGAAGTCATTACCAGTTCTTGATGGATACCCTCACAAGTTATTGCTTACCACTGGATCAGTTTCGATTGAGAACTATACGGATACTAAGGTAGGTAAGAAGGGTGAGTTTCACCACACGTATGGATTTGTGATTGTAGAACTTGATGGAGACGACTTCCATATCAGACAGGTTACTGCTGATGAAGATGGTACGTTCTACGACCTTGAGTACTGTGTGTTCGGAGGTATTGTTTCTAATCACAATGAACCAACGGTTATAGTATTTGGAGATCTTCACCTTGGAGAAACGAATGATGATGCTCTTAGAGTGTCGTTCGAGATGGCTAACAAGTTAAAGTGTAATCAGATTATACTACACGATGCGTTCAATGGACATAGTATCAGCCATCACGAAAGAAACCAGCCATTCCAACTACTTAAGCGTGAGGAAGATGGTACAGATGATCTGTTTAACGAACTTTCTGATCTAGCAGAGTTCTTTGATTCTCACTCAGAGTATAACTTCGGAGTTGTTAGAAGTAATCATGACGAGTTTCTTGATAGATGGTTAAACGATGTTGACTGGAGAAAGACTGGCAATAAGATGGCATACCTTCAACTGGCTACGATGTTAGCAATGGATGAAACTGGAAAGGGAGTTATTCCACTTTACTTAAATAATGTTGGAGTTACCAATGCGTTCTGTTTAGGGATTGATGACAGTCTTAGAGTTTTAGACTGGGAGCTTGGAGTTCATGGACATATTGGTGCCAATGGAAGCAGAGGAAGTGCTATTCAGTTTGCTCAGATGAATACCAAGACCATTACAGGTCACACTCACTCACCAGTACGTCTTGATGGTCACTTGTCAGTAGGTACACTAACTCATTTACGAGTAGGGTACAATAAAGGGCTTAGCTCGTGGATGAATACCAATGTTGTTATATATCCAAACGGTAAGGCACAGCACGTTCATATAGTAAACAATAAATACACCACGCTATGAGTAAGGCAGTGATTACTTGGAACCTAAATGACTTTGAAGAGAACCAAAACTTCAAGAGATGCGTTAAATCTAAAGATATGGCAATGCTACTATGGGAGTTAAAACATAACTCCTATAAAAAATGTAGTCGCAAAGCTGATGACACAGACGAAGATGACTTCCACGTCATATTTGAGCACATAAATGAGCTATTTGAGGAGTTTAATGTTGACATTGATGACTTAATAGATTAAAAAAATAAAGCCTCCTTTAATCGGAGGCTTTTTTTATCTACTTCCACTCTGAGTTCTGTTTCCAGATGATTCTCGACTTCCACTTTCACTTCTACTTCCAGATGACTGTCTTCCTCCAGATGTATCTTTAACGTCTTCAGGTCTTAGTCCAATCTGCTCTATCATTCCTCCTTGGAAGTAACCACTAGCAAATCCACTAGCCTTATACTCGTGTTTTATTTCTGGTAATCCATTAAGTCCTCTATAAATATCACGAACATCTCTTACTACTCTCCAAGGTATAATTGGAGTTGACAATCTACTTCCAGCTAACTGACCAGCTCCTCCTAATGCCTTCTGAGTTTTACCAGAAGCAGCATTCTTTAAGGCTTGTTGAATTTTCTTACCTTCATCAAACGCATCCGCCTTTATATTCATCTGCTGTCCTAAGAACTCTCCAAGTTTTTTATTTTTTTGAGCTAACATAAATTGTACAGCTGGAGGATTTATTTTCTTCATGTACTTATTAGCCCAAGGGTTTTTCTTTAACCAATCGTATAGATCATCATCTGCTCCTGTTGCACTAGCTAATGCAAATGCAGCCAAAGTTACAGCAGCACCAATAAACATTCTAGTATTGGCATTCTTAGCCAATAACTGATACTTCAAATCTTTTTCAAGATTCTTCATACCTTCTTCAGTGCTAAGATCAAGTTTACTTCCTCTTGATTTAATATTCCAATATATTGTGCTTAGTGTAGGAATACCTGCCTTCTGAGCAGCAAGCAGTGTCCAGTTGGTTCCACCACCAATATAAGGGTTAAGTATATTTGTAGTAACTATTGATGCAGCAGTTAATGCAGCAGCATCGTTCCATTTCTTATCCTTAACAGCTCTATCTGTTCTAGTCTGTACCCAAGAGTTGAATAAGTTTAATGGTTTAGATATAATGTTATTTGGCTCATGACCTAATTCAAATCCAGCAACTGTTTCTGCAGACTTCAATGATGCCTCAAGTTCTTCCAATGTTATCTTATTACCTTTAACCAATGCTTCATTAACTAAATCATTTGCAAATCTATAGATGCTTTCTTTAGAGTCTGATATTACCTTCTTACCAGCGTTCTCATTTATCTTATCAATGATTTGTTTTGCAGTAACTAAAGCATCTTCAAATGATTGACCAGTAAGTTGCTCAGAAACATAGTTCTTAGCTTCTGATTTAGAGTAACCCTTCTTTCTAAGTATCTTTATCAAGTTGTAATGAAAGAATCCTTGAGCAAGTGCAGCCTTATGCATGCTATCTGCAGACTCTAGGAATGGTTTACCAAGGGCAGTTGAAGTAAGTGCGTGGTATAATCTACTATCACTTGCATTAACTATCAAATCCATTGTCTTACTTTTTGTAATAAATGGAGATGTAACATCACCAAATTCAAGACCATTACCTAATGTAATATCCTTAAACGTCATTCTGGCTAATTTATTTCTCGACTCCTTTAATGATTTTGTATCTACATTATCAAACATAAATCCAATCTTCTTAAAAGCTCTTGAAATATATCCAGATGTTGTATTCTCTATGGCTTGACCAACAGAAACTAACGCATTTCTTTGTGCAAGACCTATAAACTCTTTAGCAATTACAGTAGCTTTATAGGCTCCGTTAGACTCAGACCAAGCAACCTTACTAAGTAACCTTTCGATCTGCTTATTTATAGTTCTCTCTGCTTGTTTTAAGTATACTTGGTCCAATTGATTTCCTTCACTATCTTTCTGAGAAAATAACTCAGACAAGCTCTTAGCTAAATTCTTAGCCTCATTAAAACTCTTCTGATCTAATTCATTCATACCAAGTGCGGTATTCATTAATCGATCATAGGTATCAGATTCTTTCTCAAACAAACCATAGTTATATAGCTCGGCAAGTTTTTTAGCACTTGTCTTTAAATTTACTTTTTTTCTTGGTATATTTCTTCTCTCTAACTCATTTAAAGATTTTTCTATAATACTAGCTCTAAGATTATTATACTCGTCTACCAAGTCTTTAGCAGCATCTTCTCCTATTATCTTCTCTACATTTTCTTTTATTTTGTCTACACTTCCTTCCTCTCCAGCAAGTTTCTTCCAATCAAATATATTACGTTTTACTTTCTTAACGGTAATTTCCTTACCAAATCCAGCCTCTATTAAGGATTGCTTAACTACTTCTTTATCAGAAAGTTCTTTAGCTTTAATCTCTTTTTCAGTTATTCCTTCAGTCTTAAATCCTTGAGTCATATCATCTCTAAACATACCTTCGTTAGCCCAGTCCTTACCATATTTTTCTTTGATATGGTTTATACCAAGTTCAATAGCATCAGCTATATTAACACCAGCCTTTATAGAGTTCTTGATAACGGTTATACCAGAGTCAATTAATGCAATAGGAAGACCTATAGTAGCGTCATAAGCTCTACCTTTAAGTTTCTTCTGTATATTCTCTAAGGCAGATATAGCCTTATCAGCTCTAACTCTTCTTGCTGTAGGAAGTTTCTTATATATCTCGTTTATCTGTTTCTCAACACCACTCAATACAAGTTGTTCTATATCAGACTCGCTAACTATTGATTCATACTCCTTCTGTATTTCATCTGAATTAGACTGAATAGCCTTTTCAACTTCTTTTTTACCAGTTAATTGATCAGAAGATAAGAACTTATCTGTAACAGACTCGTAATTAAATCCATCCTTCATAATTGCTCTTAATCTACCCATATTAATGGCTAATGAAGACTCTCGTAAGAATTGTTGTGATTTAGCTCTCACTAAGTCTTGTAGTTTTTTAAGACTTGGATTATCCTTAACCAAGTCAAACATTTCGTTCTCTAGAGACACATATAAAAGAGCCTTCTCGTGAGCTTTTAGGTTTGCGGTATCAAGGAACTCAAGAGTTTTCTCAATATACTTATCTCCATAAACCTCCTTGGCCATGGCCACAGTCTCTTTACCGTGTGTTCCAGCCTCTACAAGTGGCATAATATCTATCTCTTGAATATTACGAGGAGCTTCTCCTTCTACTCTTTCAATTGTTTCACCACTCAAGTACTTGCTTACCTTTCCAGATTCTGGGATATCTTTAACCTTATCTCTAAATGCTTCAGTGTTATTTGTAGGTTCTACGATAGTCTTAGTTGGTTTAACTGTAAGCTCATTATAAGCTGATTCAGCTAAAGAAACTTGATCAGTACCTAACTCACTACCTATAGTTTTTTTGATATCTGTAATAGACATTCCTTCATCGATCATGTCCTTAACAATATCCTTCATATCTGAGTAACTCTCAGATTCTTGGAAACGCTCTATCTGCTTAACACCAATACCGTAAGGAGCTACAGCCTGTTGCTGTTCTGTTATTTGTAAAACTTTTTTATATTTATTTTTAACTTCAGGAGTCATTATATCAAAAGCGTTAACCTTTATGTTTGGTACTCCTACAACTTCTCCTAAAATATCATTTTCATATGTAGAATGTTCTGATTTTCCTCCTATTTTAGTAGGTTTAAGAACCAACATAATATCATTCTGATTGAAGTTATTATCTTTATAGAAACCATCTCTAATATCGTTTACATCAACAAAAGCATTTCTTTTTTGATAAGTATTATATGATTTAGATTTTGGTTTTTCCATAGCATCTAACAATGCTATAAGAAATTTCTTTCTTCCAGTACCTATTGTTTTTGTTTTTGCATTATCAACTGACGCATCCTCTCTTAATGTTTCCCATGAATTATGTGCATTTAACACATCTCTCATAGGTTTTGTAGGCTTAGAATCTAAAACTTCTTTTTTAAATGAAGCATAATCACCTATTCTTTTTTCAAATAAATTAAATACTTTTTTATTAAATAATTTACTTTTTTGTGCGGAACCGCTAATAATAAATACATAATCTGATCTTCCTATTAATTTAGTTATTTCTTTCTCTTCTTTACCAGTAGCCCAAATAACATTTCTATCTCTATTTTTAGGATCCAATGCAAATGAAGGACCAGCATCTAAATAATGCTCTCCATCTATTACTTTATCAAAATAATTACCTCTTCCTAATTGATCAGCAACCCAAAACCAAACTTTTTGTTTTTTAGCTGTTATATCCTTCATTAAAGCATCTATATCTATTAAATCAGATTCTTTTACAAAAGATAATTTATGATCTCCAACAATTACAGCCTCTTCATTAGTTTTTGAAAATCTTTCTATATTTGTTGGTTCAGATATATAAGATGAAGCACCTTCTGAAATAGCTTTAATATCATTAGATACAATCTCTTCACCAGTAGCAACTTTTACAGATAATGTTTTAAGCATATCTACAATCTCACCTTCTGTAAATGGTTTTAAACCAAACATCTTAGCAAGACGGTCCATAGCTCTTTTAATAACAGACTTAGTTGGAGCATCGAATCCACTGTATCCGTCGGCAAGGTATCCAAAAAGCTCAGCAACCTTCTCTTCGCTCTGAATATTCTCATCATAATTCTTAATAAAATCATCAAGATTCTTCTTAAGTTCAGGATTTCCTTCAAGAGTTTTAGCAATAGCACTAACCATTTTCTTGGTTAAGTCTCTTGCATTTGCATCAGTCTTAACCTTGTCAAGTAGTACAGAATGGAACACCTCGTGAGCAACTGTTCTAGCGTTAGCTTCTAAAGCATTTATATGTATGGTCTTAGTTGCTGGATCGTAGTATCCTCTTCCGTTTTTGCCAGCTACTCCTATAAATGATTCCCTAGTATCGTGTACCACGAACTTAACGTTTGGAAGTAATTTAGATAATGACTTCTTAGCATTCTCAACCTGAGTATTTAGTTTAGTTCTATCATATACTGGTTTATCAACATACTTAGCCTTGAATGCTGCAAGTTTTGATTTAGCAGCTGTTGGTTTTAATATCTCTCTAATATCATTAATTCTATCTATCTCTGGCTTTAATCCTTCAATAGCTTCACCAGTACCTCCAGTATCTACCTCTTCATTTGTTTTTAGATTATAAACAGCCTTCTGATTGTACTGTTTACCAAGTTTTATTGCTTGCTCGTTTGGTACAACAGCTGACACATCTATATAAGTCTTTCCAGACTTAGAATCGTACAAAGTACCAATAGCTAGTATATCTTCGTTTCCTTTAAATAAATCTTTGTTGGCTTCCTTGAAGTCATTTATATCTTCTTCAGTAATTTCACCGTCAATTATTTTTGATCTTTCTGTAAATATAGATACAGAAGAAGCGTCAGATCCTGCCTTATTTTCTCCATTCGCTAAGAATGTAGAGCCTCCATTTTTCTTGTGTGATGAAATTTGAGTTTCTATAGGAGCCTCTGTACGCCTAATTCCTGGCTCATAAGCCAATGCTTCTGCATACATATCCTTAACTTCTTGAGAGAGATCAGACTCTTCAATTAGTTTAGTTGTTTCTTTTTGAGGAGTATTGGTTAAATCTTTTCCAGATAACTTATATAACACATCATAATTATTTTGCGTACTTCTCTCAGCATTAATAGCATCATAAACAGTTTTAAGTTTAGACTCTTTAGATTCTGGAACTATAGACTTATATCCCTTTGCAGTATTGTCTACATACTCTTCTTCAAAAGGTTTTGATATCTTAGCTCCCTCCTTCAACTGAACATCTGTTGGAGTAAGTTCTGCAGTGGTCTGTGCTCTAGTTTTACCCATCCACTCAGATACCACCATATCATAACCATTCTCGCCAGCTATCTTAGTGATATAAGCAAGTTTAGAATTGGCATCAAATGCTTTCCCAGGGTTCTCTTCTTCATGACGAGTCTCAGCCTCTGCAGCATAGTTATTAGAGTCTGTATTAGCATCATATACTTTTTCTTTTGGTATAGTAACAGCATACTTAGCCTCTCCACTAACCATTTTTTCAGTATCACCAGGCTTCGTATAGTACATAGCAACTCCACCAACCTTACTAAGTGCACCAGCCTCTTCTTTTGAAGTTGCAGTTGTTCCTCCAGATGATTTCTTTATAGTCTCGTAACCCTTACCTCCAACATGGAAGAACACGAAGTCTCCATCCTTATTCTCTGTAAGGTTACCGTAGTTTGATGATGTCTCTGGAGATATAGCTTCAGTAGTAGGTTTAGCTTCTTCAGTGATTATTTCGGGTTTAGTTTCAGAAATATATTCTCCACTTAATATCTTACTTTTAGTATCATTAGCTTCTATAGCTTTATTTCTTAAATCTTCAAGTAATATAGATTTTGTTTTTAAATCTATTTCATTAGAATCATTTATTTCTTTTGCTTTTTCTGTTAAGGAACTTATAAGGTCTACAGATTCGTTTAACTTAGACTTAATATCTTCTGGAAGAGATTCTATTTTATATAAATTTTCATCTATAGTTTTTTGATTTTTATCTATAAGTTCGTATATTTTAGAATTTATATCAATCTTTATATTTTCTGGTATATTTGGATTTTCTAGTTGAGACTGTAAGTTAAATATATTTTTAGTATTGTCTTTTACAGCAGAAACATCGCTATTATTCATAGTGTTTTTAAGACCATAAAGTCCACTACCAAAAACAGCTCCTCCAAAAACCCCACCTAAAAACGCATCTGCACCACCTTCAAATACATTGTAATTACTTGGTTTTGCTCCAGTAACTACATCTATTGCGTTTTCAGATATTTTACTAGCCCATTCTTCAGCTCCTTCTCCAACTATAGAAGCAGTTATAGGACTTTTCTTTAATACTCCTTTATAATATTCTGTCAAACCATCTTTTAAAATTGAGAACGCCTTCTTTTCACCCTCTCTTTCAAATAATCCACGAGCAGCAGCACCTATACTACCAGAGCCTAAAACTTCAGTTCCAGCCTGAGCAAGTCCAGTACCTAATGAATTTGCTAATCTAGCATTAGTACTCATTTCTGGATTTTCTTCTTTTAATCTTTCATTTTTTTCAGCTCCAAATACCATAGTTGATGTAGCTAATATTTGAGCAGCCTTTGCATAAGCCCCACCAATCATTATAGACATTGTTGACGGAAGAGATTCGGCAAAACTTGATGTTAATTGGTCAAATCCACCAACTATATCTCCATTTTTAAAAGAATCGTATATTCCATCTTTATATTGAGTGTCTAATAATTTAGATTTTTCATTTAAAGCCGCAACCTCTCCCTTATAAAAATCTTTTACAGCATTATTAATACCTATTTCTTTTTTAAATTTTTCAGAGTCAGTTTCTAAAGACGGTATTTCAAATATTTTAGCTATTGCATTTTGTGGAAATGCAAATGTTTCATATATTAGTTCTGGAATAGCTGCTATATTAGCTCCTAGTTGAGAACTTCCAGTAGCTAATTTATCTACCAATTTAGAACCTAAACCTCTTTTTTCTTGATCAAAAATATCAGTAGCTTCTTTATTTATTTTAGAAAGCTCATCAGTTTTTTTTGATATTTCATCTTGGTTTTTAGGAGTAACTTTGGTCTTAGACAATTCATTTTGAAGTCTAATTTTATTGCTTATTAATTCAGCAGATTTAGATATTTTAGGAACAGGTTTAGCCCGAAGAGATTGTTGTTCTTCAGGCGTAAATCCAGTAAATGTTTTCATTTTAGGTGGTCCACCTAAACCATCCGATTCCACAGGAGGTTGAGTTTCTTCTGTATCCGATGAAGTAGGAGTAGGTTGAGTTTGTGTAGGAGAAGCCAATTGCTTTTTTGGAGAAGTAGGCTGAGTAGCTACTTTTTTTTTTACTCCAGCAAAGTATTCATCTATTGCTATACCTATCTGCTCGTTAGTTACATCATCTTCAAATGTAAATGTTTTCCCGTTTGCTTTTACTTTTTTTGGCATAATTACTCTTCTACTGTATATTTAATTCCACTTGCTGTTGTTTGTGCTCCACCACCCTTTTGTATAGTCCTCCAATTAGCCATCGCTTGAGGTTTAAGATAATCATATAGTTCCTGATATCCACTCAAGTATCTTCTCCTTGCAGGATCGTATATTTGAGTAGCAACATTAGATATTTTTGAAATATCAGGAGCTACATCTCCTTTTTTCTTACTAGAATATGTAACATCTGCTACAGTTGTAATACCATCAACTACATTCTTTTCCTCTATCTTCATCTGCAACTCATTAGTCACAGGATCAATATAGATAGCCTTAAGGTTTTGAGCAGCTCCAGTAGATTTATCTATTACTGGTACATCCATTGTAAATCCAGACCTAGATGTTTTTTTCTTAGTTTTAGGATCTATAGTAGATGTAGTATATCTTATATCCTGAGTAGTAGGTACTACTGGAGGTGGCTTACCATCTCCTCTATCTGGAGCAAATACTGGAGGTCTATAAGTGTTTTCAACTTGTTTTTGTTCGTATTTTATTCTTTCTCTTAAATATCTTTTTGCAGTTTCTTTAGCTGCCGTATCTTGTTCTTTAGTTAATACAGGTTCTGGATTTCCAGATGCATTTAATTGTACAAATATCTTAGAAGGATCTTTCTTAGCTTCTTCTGCATTTATTGTTGGGGTATATCTTTGTCCTTTTATATCTCCATAATCAGTTAATACAGATAATGCTCTTAATGGTTCACTTGTAAGTCCATTAGCTACATTATTTTCAAATAAATCAAATCCAGCACGAGCAGTAGCATCGTCTATTGTCCAAATACCACTAGCTCCAACTTTTCCAACTCTTGTAAATTCAGCTATCTTATCAGCCTGAGCATCAAGTTCTTTGTCTAATTGGACCTTTGGTATAAGTAAATTTCTTTCATTATTAAGCCAGTTCACTTCGATAACATCGTTTGGATCTTTACCAGCAATAAAACCTCTACCACTTTTAGTATCTAGTATAATATTCTTATCCTTTAAAGAAGCGGCAAGTCCTAATGTTTGTGCCATATAGTCAGAGGCAGCAGATAAATTACCAGCCTTGCTTTCTGCAATATATGTGTCGTATGCTACCTTAGCATTTTTACCTACAGCATCAATCTGAGTGAAGGTATCCATTGCGTTCTGGTTGAACATGTTAAAATCTTTCTGAGAAGCCTTACCTTCTCGAACTAGTTTAGCATAATTTCCAACGGCTCCTTTAAAATTATAAGCAGCATCAGTAAGTTTGGTATTTAAAGCCTCATCCTTACCAAGAGTTACCTTACTTATAGAAGTAAGGGTATCATTAGTGTCTTTCTCTAGTTTATCTCTATTAGCCTGACGAGTAGCTTCACTATCGTACAATGATTTCTGAACATCTTTTATGACTGTTCCCCAATCAAACGTAGGTGTTGCCTTTACATCGGCTGGATTGACATATCCTCTATATTCTGGCATAATTTATTTATTTATATTTATTTTGGAGCCCAAGCATAATTACCAGTAGTTACTGGGGTAGAAAAAGCAGCTTGCCAACTAGCTCCAGGATTACCTTCAAATCTTTGACTTATTGGAGATTGATAATTAGGATTAGGTCCAGTAGGCTGTGCATCCATTCCAAATGAAGGAACCATTGCAAGGCCTTGGTTTATTAATCCAGAACCTGCCATAGCGGCACCTTGTTGTAGACCTAGTTTAGCAGCATTTGCTGAAGCTGCAGCAGCCTGAGCTCCTGCTAATCTTTGAGCTTCTAGTTTGGCTAGATCTTGGTTAACATTCATTCCAGCCTGTGCCTGTGCTGCACCTAACTGATATAGGTCTTGTGCGGCTGCATCTCTTGTAGCTGCCTCTCCTGCAATACCAGCAGCAGCAACCTTACCGAGTCCTCCAGCTAATTGTCTAGAATCTCCCTCTTGCAATGCTGATACTGCTTGACCTACCTGAGCAGTAGTCTCTCTTGCTGCTCTGTCATAAGCTCCCATAGGTACTTGTAGGGCATCAAAAAAGTTTTGACTTCTCAATTGTTCTTCTTTAGCGGCTGCATCTCTAGCAGCTCTCTCAGCTGACTTCTGCATATCAGCTTGTTTACCAGCCTGAACTAAATCTCCAACCATATTAATTGCAGAAAGTCCCATTCCAATGAATGGAGTTGCTGCTGATGCTGCTCCAGCTATACCTCCTAACGCTTGACTACCACCAGCCTGTGTTCCTGCTTCTGCTCCCATACTATATCTTTTTTATATATTCAACAATGTTTTTAGAAGATGACATGTAATTTGCATCTTCAAATAATTTCTTTAAAACTGGATTACTACTTACCGTCATAATAAGTTCGTATCCTATGCTTTTCATATATTGCTCTGTGTTATAAAGCAAAAAGTTAAGAGCATTCTTTCTATATTTCTTATCTGCATCTTTATTTCCAGTTACAAATCCAATCATACACCAAGTACAATCGCTTGCATATACTGGAACTGCATATAAATCAACTCCTTCTGCACTTACTACGAATATTCTTTCTGGAAGTGATGACTTATCTAATACTGGAAAATTCCATTTAGTCCACCATTCTACTAATGTTTCGTAGTATCTATCCTTGTTCTCTAACCTACATTCATGCATACTGCAAAGATAGTAAATTTAAGGGTAACTTTTGAATATACTACTTCCTACAGAGAATAACTCAACCCTTTCAATATTATCATTTATTAGTTCAAACTCCATATAGTATCCACGAACACCATAAGATTCAGCTACTGCGTTTTGGAAATAGAATATAAAATCAGAAACTAAAGGTATACTACCACCACCAGTTGTGTTTATTGTTATCGTTTTATCTCCTTTATTTACTATCTTACCTAATTTTAGAGGGGTTCCAGAATTATTCTTATATGCATTTGAACCGATAGTTATGATACTACCAAGATTATAGCTAAACTCTAAAATCACAGCGGCAGGGTTAGTACTATTTATAGATATAGGTTTACCAATTCCTTGAGTAGATCTAAGGTTTAAATCTTGAGTTTGAACTTCACTTCTAATATATGCAAAAAAATCACCCTCCTTAAAATCAAAGTAAGAAGAGTCTATATATCCAGTAGAAAGATCAGTAAGTACATTAGCACTCCAAGAATCATCACTATTTAATATTATAGTATTAAAATTCTTAACCACGTTTGAATTTATATTGAATACACTAGTAACTTTAGAAGGATAATCGTTTCCATAGAAGTTATTTCTACGTTCATTGGTATTATGACGGTATAAGTTACCACCTTTAAACGAATAAAAGTAAGAGTTCATACCAATCATCATCTCTGGTATGTAAGAAAAGAATGATGTCCATCCTTGAGCAGCCTCGCTATATGATAATGTTTTTTCCATTTATACTGCGTCTATTAAACAATCTATTATATTAGTAACTACTCCATTAATGTCAATCTGATATGCTGTTGCTATTGAAGACCAATAATAAGTTCCATCTCCATTAAATGCAGTAGTTAGTGAAGCATCGTTATAAACTATATCTCCAATATGTATAGGTAAATAAACTACGTATACACTTAACGGATATGTAGATGGAATGCTTGGGCTACCGCAAGAAAGTGCTGGTGTGCTATTACTTATATGTATATTATAATATGCTGGAGGCGGAGGACAAGATGGACATACTGTATATGCCAATAACATTCCATCTAATTGTCTTCTATAGTAGCCACCTATACTATAGTAACCATCTGGTGCTTTAGTAGTTAATAATGAATCAGTATATACAGATAATGCATTAGTAAATAATGGGGCATCTAAATAAAATATATTACCAGTAAAATTACAACAAGAATCTAAAGCAGAAAATGCATTATAGTTCAAGTATATCTCATGAGACTGAGTATAATCCCATATCATATATAAGTACTGCTTAAGATCTGGATTATTATATACAAATGAAGACTCGTATTTTCCAGTAGAAGGATTTAATGTAGGAGTAGCCTCGGTAGATTCAAACAATAAAGTAGGAATATCTAACTCTGTATATAAAGTATCTGAAACTAAGTACTTAAATGAATTAACACCTTCTTCGAATACAAATGTATCTCCAGTTAGTTTTGTTGAATCTATAGATATAGTACTTCCTATAGCTGGAATAACTCCTACAGAGTTCATAGCAGTATCAGAATCGTATAGAGATATTCCATCAGATTCCATAGTAATAAAATCAGAATTATAAGCACTAATAAATGTTCCTAATGTCCAGTTATAATTGTTGTGTATGGTTTGATCAACACTTCCAGCTGAATTTATTACCACTCTAACCACTGTTATCTCTTCAGATACAGGACAGTTTGGAGTTAATATGTATGAAGACTCTACTTCACAATCAATAATAACCGTTGCCGTTATTGGAAATACGGAGTCTTTATTAAATAAAAGAGTTCCATTTCCGTCAACCAATTCATTAATAACCTCTACACCATCATATATAACAGTTATATTAACTTCTCCTTGTGTTACAGAATAGTCAAGATCAACCTCTCCAATAGAGTCAATAAGTTCTAACGTGAACTGATAAGATCCAGTAAATAGTTGTTGAGATATTGTAACCCCACAATTATATATATCTTGTGGACGAGGAAGACTATTGTCATTTAATGCTAATACATACTCATTCATATAAGGATCGAATCCACCTAATTTTTGATTACCTATAGTATCTTTAAACTCACCTCTAAACCAGTTCTTTAGTCCATAATTAGAGGACACATCAAGCTGATCTGACTGAGCCGATCCTCCCTTTAAATTTAATACAGCAGTACGTTTAACATCTGTAAAGAATATCTCACCTCCACGAACTGCAAAACTCTCTGGATTATTACTAATTCCATAATCTTCAATTCTTGCAATTTGAGTTCCAAGAACTTCAGGTATAGATGTAATAGCACCTCCAGCGGCAGCATCAGAAAGTAAATTCTTACCAGCTAATACGTATGATATTTTATCTTCTTGTAATACCAATATATCGGTTTTACGAGCATATAATTTATTGATTGGACCAAATGACTTCTCACAATCTTTAAAATTAGAAAGTGCAAGATTAAATTCATTAAGTTTATTTATATTTGTCTCAGCATTATATATTCCACTATAGGTAAGTCCAGCATACCTATTGGCTTTTTTAAATTCTTCTTGAGATACAGCAGTAACTCTGCTTCCTAAATAGAAAGGAGCACCAACTATAGAGTCATTTATCTTGTAACTCTCAACACCATTACCAAAGGTAAAACAGTTAAAGAAGTTAAGATTAACTATTGCTGGAAGCAAAGATGTCTGAGACTGATCTCCATCCTGAGTTCCACTCATGTGAAATCTATCTACAATAGGGAAGCTATCGCTTCCTTCATAGTATATCTCTCCGTCAGAATCTTCAGCCTCTGTTTCAAAGACCATTAAAGACACAGCTCTTTGTACCTCTATATGTATTGATGTTCTTGAGTACTTAGGATTTGGATCACCACAACTTGGAGTACCAGTAGTCACTACTAAATATAACTCACCAGTATCTACATCTTCTTGAAATTGGTACCGATTGGTTCCTTGTATAAATGGTAGATGACAATTGTTGGTTATGCTTATGCAATTAGGATCAAATATTTCTAGTGTATGATCTTGATCATTTGCATTAGGATCTTCTCCTCCACTATAAGTTCCTGAACCAAAATCTACATTATCTCCTTGAACGAAATCAAATAAATTATTATAATCTTGAGATGAGGTAAATGTTTTATCAAATAAGTAGTGAGATGATCCACAAGAACTACCTCTACCATTTCTATCTAAACTAATACGAATATGTATTCTACTACCAGCAGGAACATCATAAGGAATATAAGGTTGATTTAACGGGCCTGGTGTTGGAGGAACTGTAACCACATAATTAGGGTTATCAATACTACAAGGATATATAGTAGTCATTCCAGTCTGTTTTTCTCCAAAATCAATATAACTATTAGGTTTGTATTCTGCAGCAAAATTAGATGCTTTTAATGCCATGTACATACCAGCAGGTTCCTTTATAAGAACCCCACCATCATTAACATTTCCAGTAATAAAATCTACAGGCTGAGCCTTAAGTTCTAATACCTTTGTTTTTATTAAACTATTTAATACACCATTCGTATCTGACTTTACTATAAGAGTAGAATTTTCTTGAACCTTACTTCTATTATCTCCCTCTAATTTAAACCAAGTTAGTCCAGTTTCTTCGACATAGAATTGATTTGAATATACTATCTGATAATTACTATTAGACGGCTTTAAAACAAATTTATATCTTGTAGCCCAAGAAGGGGCTAAATTATTTACAGTTGCTACAATATAATTCTTAGTTTCTGATGCAGATGCTGGAATAAATACAGTATTCATAGTATTTACAAGTGCCGTAGAACTTCTTAAATAATTATCCATATATACGACACCAACCTCATAATCTCTATTGCTATGAAGACTTCTTCTAGATCCTATCTTTGAAAATGCAGATGAAAATGTTGAATTATTAAAGTATTCATAAGCATAAAAATATGTTCCAACATTATCAGGATTCTCAACCTGAAATTTAACAGCTGGTACTTGAACTTGTATTATATTACTTCCAGGAGATGATGTTATTGTAAATCCACCATCAATACCAGTAATACCACTAGCAATATCTTGCCAAGCACCAAATGGAGGATACGCCCCTTTAGCCACTATAGAGCAATTAAATTGGTCGGTTACTGAAAATCCATCACAACTATCAGCGTATGGCTTATGTGTATATATAGCATTTACAAATTCATCACTTGTTGCTAAATCATACACACTTGTATAATTTCTTCTTAATGTAAATACAAAGTTATTTTCAAATTCATTCTGAGGTGCTGGTTTTGTAGGAGGATTATCATAGTTAGCATATCCAGAGAATTTCTCGTGTAACAAACTAAATGTCATTGAGAATAATGAACCCTCAACTAATTCAACTCCAGTTAAATCTACTGAAACAGCAGAGTTTTCAGATATAATAATATTATCTGGATCAATTGTATATTGAATACCATTTGTTATTTCATATGGTAATTCTAAATATCCTATAGTTTCATTTATTACATTTAAACTGTAATCTAATGTAGTATCAATATCATATCCGTCTACATAATTTCCATATATAAGTCTATTACCCATAATAGTCTGTGACTTAGCAGCTATAGGTACGTTATCATATAATCTAAGCAATTCGCTTTCTGTAAGAACAGTATATATTTTTCTATTATTAAAATCTATATATTTAGTATCATTATCCAATAACCATCCTTGTTCTTCTCTATCATATCTTTCAATAACATTTATAATATTAGAATCGGATAATTTAAAACATACATCAATCCCAATAACATTATGATCTCCAGTATTAAATCCAACATTTACAGTATTAAATATATTCTGCATAGACTTGTTAGTGTATGTAGAGTAGTCTAATTCAAAAGTACCTGGTTCAAATGATATCTCACTAAATTGAGATAATGCACTATATTCATTATCCTTGTATTTATATCTATAAGCAAATGATATAAATCTTTCTATCATATAGTTTTCCTCACCAGGAGTATTTGATAATAATATGGTAGGAGCCTCAGTTGGAGGAGCTACAATAACAGATATATCAGATTCATCAATAGAATCTACTCCCATTACTGGATTAGGATAATTTCTATTTATATTTATTTTTCTTGGAGGATTAAGATTATCAGTCCAAAATAATAAGTTATCAACTTTATTTATGGCATTTATAAGGTATTGTTGATCAAAGTTTAATACAGATGTAGATATAACGTGGTATTTTATGATTCCGTTATTCGTATTATAAGACAATATTAAATCCACATTATTTGGATCACATATAAACCAATATATAGTTTCATTAACTCCATCCTCAAAAACACCAATACATTTAGCATTTTCACTTAAAACACTTCCATTATACTCTATGTTTGTTAGTCTAGTATTTCCCTTTGAGTTTTCAATAGCTCCTACGCTATTAAATTCAGTAGATCCAATTCTAATATTTAATGCGTCGATATATTGACCAGGAGGAACAATCCTCTCGTCAAAATCTTTATTCATTTTTCCAGCTAAGAAGTTTACCTCAACGTTTGCCATATTATTTTATCCATTTGTCTTTACCTCTCAGATTCATCAATAATCTTCCAGGATGCATATTGCTCAATCTTATTTTTGCATTCCTTAAAAGAGCTGTTTTATCCTTCTTAGCACGTTGTACGACATATTCTTGAACTCCTGTTTTGTTATTTAATACCGCGTACTTCATATATGCGTACATAAACTCTTCAGCAAGTTTATTTACCTGAACCTCAGAATCATCTCCACCTTCCATTCCGTCAGATATATACTCTAAAATACATAGCTCACCAGCCATTCCAGAACTAAAATTAATTACCCCTGATTGCTTGTCAATTCTGTATGTAGGATTTGAATTTGCTGTCTCTGTATTTAAACCAAAGCGAGAACCAACATTATAGTCAAAATACCATCTTCCGTCAATATTATATCCCTCTCTACCAGAGAATTTACCCTCTCCTAGATATATTGTTCTTACTTGGTCATTGATTCTATCATAGTCTAATATAGATGTTCCCTCTAAAACATCACCATCCTGGTCAAATAATACTCTACAGTTATTATCTTGTAAATAACTATTACTATAATTCGCCTGTATATTTTCAGAAAGAGGTCTAAGTATTCCATTCTTGTATAAAGACATTCTAACATAGTTAACATAATTGTTTGGAAGTACAAATTTTAAATCATCACAAATACTTATCTCAAGAATCTTTATTTCCTTTAACGCATCATAATTTATCTCTTGAATACCACGCTTAGCATGAAATAAAATATTGTATTTACTAACGTTGTTTATTAATTTATCGTTTCCAACATACATCAACATGAAGTTATTTACTAAATCAGATAATGATATATATTGATAAGAACCCCAGTTTTCATTCTCAGGATTATTACCAGAATTTTCATAGTATTGATAACCGTTTAAGTAAGCCATATTATCCCTCTGTTTGTTTGTTAGTGGTTTCTTCTGAAGTAGCAAAGTTATATACATCAGACTCTCTAATAGATACACCAGCGTATTGTAGTATTTTAGCTATCAATAATGGTTCATCAGAGTACGGTATTTCAAAGTCTTGATAAAGAGGATCTGATTGATTAAATAATGGAGCACCTCCTATAAGACCTTCAAAGTAAGTCCACTTAGGATCCTTCGGCATTCTAACATACTGAGCCTTTACCAATGAATCAATGGTGCTTGGGTATATTGTCAATGAAGATCCCTCCATAGAGTACACAGGAAACATAGTAGACGGATTTGTAAGATTTGATGATAATAAGTACATCAACTTGTCTTGAGTAACTCTGTCTATCTCCTTTGTATTATTATATCTAATAGAATTTAAGTAGTAATAATCAGTAGGTATATCAAATGTTCCAGATGGTAAATCATACGCCAATGTAGCAGTTGTTGAAAAAATATCAATCGTTTCTTCTAATGATTTTACTATATCAGAATATCCACTTCCAGACATTCTAGCATTCTGCTTAACTACCCAATTATTGTACTGGTAAAAGTAGTTCTCAAATATATCTAACTGAGCCTGTTTCGCATATAAGTTAAAATCATCAGGTGTAATATACCCAAAATTATTCTTATTAATCACAGACAATACAGTGTTTCTAACCGAATTTATCATTTATAAAACTTTTTACAAAGATACTAAAAAAAAGCACCCTATTTTTTAGGGTGCTTATTAATTTATTTAACGTGATTCTCTAGTAGTCGTAAGACCTCTAGTCCCTCATCTGTCTGAAGATAAGACGCTAATATGTAAATATGATTTTCTCCGAATGGTACGGTAAGTAATTTCTTTTTATTAGCAGATAAGTTGAAATAAATATCTCTACCTTTATTTTTTAATCTAAGCAAGTCGTGTTCAAAGAATTTAGCACAAGTATTTTGAAGTTGAAGCATTGGATCGTTCAACATCTCTAAAAAGTCAATAGGATTATTTCTTGAGTAAACTAAAACATCACGTTTTAATTCAGCAGTAGACATCTTCTCAATTTTTGAACCTAATAATACACGAGCTACAGCTTCAAGTAAGTCTATACTTAAATCTCTTGCTACAATCTGAGCATCTAATTCACTTGATAATTTTTCTACATCAGAATTTGCATCTTTTTCAGTATTCACTTCTTCAAAAACACTACCATTAGATGGATGAATTTCTAAGAATTTTTGTAAAACTGGATTATTTTTAGTAACACTTAACGCTCCGTCTACAAAGATAATAGGTTCTAAAATAGCATTTCCATCTTGTTCGTCCTCAAATGGACTCTTTTGATTTCTTGCATATCTTAATGCTCTTTGTGAAGTACCATCGAAATACAATAATGCAGCTCTATGGGTGTTTCTTGATGCCAACATATAAGTAAGTGGCGTATTTTTTTTCTTTAGGATATACACTTTATCCGTTAATTCATTTTTCATTTTATAAGATTTAAGTTATTTAAAAAAAAATAACAGGGGATTTTACTCCCCTGTTAAGGTATTAATTATGCTTCAAAGATGAAGAAGTTGTTTGCACCTAAAGTACATAAAGCTCTTTCAGATAAGAAGTGAACTTCCATAGCATCTAAGCTAGAAGTAGAAGCTCCACCAGCAGAACCAGTGATCCAAGTTTTGTAACGTCTGTCTTCAGTTTCAGAAGCTCTGTAACGTACGTGTAAGAATGGACGTTTAGCGTTTTTACCAAGAACTTGGTCATAAACTGTAGTAGAACCAGCAGGTACTAATACTCCATTAACAGAACCACCTACAATACCACCTCTTAATGTAGCATCGTTTAAGTATTTCCAGTCAGTTTTGTAGAAATCATAACCTCTACGGAAACCTGTGAAACCTAAGTTCAATGACATATCTCTATCGTTATCAAATAAACCGTAAGAAACTCCACCTGCAGCATTAGAAGATTGTGCTCCTAACATATCATCAACATCAAAAGAGAACTGACGATTCAAGAACAATACATTCTCTTCGATAGCTCCTTGTTTGTCAAGTCTTTGGATAATAGCGTCAAAGTCAGCTAAGGCAACTGGGTTACCACCTCCCCAAACGTTTCCTCTATCGTTGATAGAATAGAAAAGACCTTCAGAACCTTTGTTACCAACAGCTCCACCAGCAGCAATAGCTCCAGATCCAGTTTCAGCAGGAACCGCTTCAATCATACTCATTTCTAAGTAGTCATCAAAACGTAAACGAGTTTCATGCTCTGATTTAATGTACCATAAGTATCCAGTAGCTCCGTTTTCAGTAGTAACTTCTACCCATCCAATTTGTGCCATATCTGAACCAGATACTGCATATTTATCTTTGATGATAATTGGGCTATTCTCGAAGATATCATCAACTGACTCAAGAGATTCTTGCATTCCTTCAGTTCCTTTTTTAAATTCAGAACCATAAACAAATGCAGTAATTACAGCAGTAGTACCAAATGTTTGTCCACCACCTTCATAATAAGCAACAGTAAATGTATCAGCAGTATAGTCTACAGCTGTAATGATAGCTTTGTTAGAGTTAGCTGCAACAGCATTATCAGATAAGAAAACAGTTTGACCTACTCTAAAAGCAATTTGTCCAGCTACAGTATCAAGAACGGTAAAAGTAGCTGTATCGGAACCAGCAGCTGAGTTAGAGTCACAGTTTACATATTTAGTGTGTAAACGACCTTGTTCTGCCCATTTGATAAGGTCAGAGTTAGATGGCATTTCAGCTCCAACTGCTCTTAAGAAAGATGCAACTGAGCGATTTCCGTAACGTTCAAATTCTTTCTCGTAAGTATCAGGAAGATACTGGTTCAAGAAGTTGAAATCTGTAATATAATTGGTTGAAAGAGTTTTTCTTTCAGCCGATGGGGTTAATGAAAACCCAGGTGTTGGCAATACTGACATAGTCTTTGTTTTTTATTGTTTATAACTTCTAATTTTTAGTCCTCTACCACTATCACTATCTGAAGCTGTAACTTTAAAACCTGATTGACTGCTAGACTGTGGTACATTACGTATTTCCATATCTATATTCTTAATTTTTCTCGTGCTATCTAATAACGCGTCAGTCTTGCCTTGCTCATAAAAGAACTTAGCCATTTTCTCAGGATTCATAGCTGCTGCTAATGAACGATGATAACCCTTAGCATCTGATATTAATCCATTCGCATCTAAGTGTTTAGATATGAAGTTTGTAACATCTGATTGAGCATTCTTTAATTCTATGACATCTCCAGGTAAAAACGTTATACTCTTATCTCCAACATTGAACTCAAAACCTTTGAACTCATTGGAAAAAATTTCTTCAGTCTTTTTTTGAAAATATTCAGATTTTCTAGAACTCTCTTGCTGATAGGTCTGTGATTCTTGAACATATTTCTTGTAAGCATCGTAAGATTCTTTCTCATCATCTGAAACTAAACCACCTTTCGACTCGACAGGTATTTTATACGCTTCTTTTGAATCCTCAAAAAATTTCTTTGCTTTAGCAAGCTCTTTTTTCTTAGCAATCTCCTTCTTCTTAATGTCCTTTGGTTCATCAAGATCCTCATCATAAGCAAACTTATCCTCAATCATATACGCGATATCATCTTGGTCTAAATCTTCTTCTGTCTGAGAGTAGTACTCTGCTAATAATTGATCTGGATTTAAACTATCAAAATCTCTACTTAACTTAGCAAAATCTTCGATACCTCTTCCAGTCTCTTTTTTATACTTGAAGTATGCAGATACGTCACCAGGTAACTCTTCTGCCTCTTCTCTTTTTTGAAGCAACTCGTCAATAGAGTTAACTTCTTTATTATATCGATTCTTAATATAAGAAAGAACATCTGAGTCTCCGTACTCCTTAGGAGCCTCTTCCTCAATTACAACTTCAGGCACTACTACCTGTTGTTGTTGTTGTAAACTTTCTTCGTGATTGTCTAAAAGTTGTTGTTCAATTTCTTGTACTGACTTTTGTTCAACAGCACCCACTTCTTTTACTGTGAAATTTTCCATTTAATTTAATTTTAATTTTAATTTTATTATACTACAGCTGTAATAGGTGTTGACACCCAACCGTTCACTGATATTTTTATATACATCAAACCTATATTGGGACATATAATCTTTGTTCCTAAAGGGTACAATGTGTTTGGATAAGTTGTATTTAAACTACTTGCAGATAAAGCAATTACTGTAGCGTTATTAATAGTATCTACAATAACATAACCGAAAGTAGTTCCTATTTTTTTACCGTTATAAGTAATGTTTGTACCTGATACAATTTCTGCTACCCAAAAATCAGATCCTAAAGATATAAATTTTACGGTGTCAAAACTAAGTAACTGATAATTATTTGTATTACTTGATGAGTTATTTACAACTATAGTTGATCCTTGATTATACGCCTTAATATTAAGCGGACTTAAATTAGAAGTAACTGAAACTACTTTACCTATAGGAGCATTTAATGGAAGTATAACCGTATCTCCAGAGTTACCTGTAACTGTATTTATGTCATATTCTAATACACTAAAAGGAGCCGAAGCAGTAGAACCTACAAGTCCTTTTGTACTTGCAGTAGATCCAACAGTATCTCCAATGTCTTCTATTGTAAAAGGTTGTGTTTGTGAATTAAGTACAGAAGATTTTCTTTCAACCAAATCAACTGACGTTGCTATTCCTATAAATCTAGTTCCACTAGGTACTTGTGCCATATCTTATTTTTTTTGCAAAGTTAAGTATTAATTTTATATGTTATTTAGCAGTTCCACTTGTCCAAAGCTAGCTTCTTTCTAGTAGGTTCTCCATTAGGTTTCTTCATTGGACCTGGCATCCCAGACATTCTAGAACAGAATGATGCTCTTCGTTTAGCATCTTTACTTCCAGGTTTTAATTTAGAAGGAGCTGTCGTAACGGCTGTTTGTAGCTTTGATCCAGGGTTTTCTTTTCTGTATGAAGCAACACCTTTAGCATTTAAACCACCTGTCTTACTTTTTCCCTCGGCTCTTTGCCATGCTGCTGTTTTTGCCATTTATTTTACGTTCTTGTTTAAGCATTTCCGCTGTAGGTTTCTTTCCAGATCCTTTATTTGCACGAATATTATTCCACAATGAGTTCTCTACTCCTAATTTATTTATCATTATCTTGGTCCGAATTGTGATAAATCAAACGAGTCTAAGTTATCATTAGTAGATTCAAAATCTACGGGTGGTAAATTATTCTTACGTTGATCTATCAGTTTTGATTGTTGTGTATTTTGTAAGCTAATACGTTTATCCTTAGCATCTTCTTTCATCTCCTCTTTAGAATTAGTTGTCTGAACCTCAACACCTTTAAGCTGCATACTGTAGTTAAACTCAAGTTCCATAAGCTGCATCTTAGCTTGAACCTCGCTCTGCATCTTTTGAATGTCAAATGCTGACTCCGCCTGCTTAACCTGTAACTTAGATTGTGTCTCAGCTTGAATCTGTTGCATAGCCACCTGAGCTGCTAACTGTTGTGATTGCTGTTGCATTTGACCTTGCATTTGTTGAGTCTCTTGAGCTTGTTTTTGTTTTAACTCTTCTCTCTTCTTTCTTTTAAGTTTAAGCAACTGATTAGCTAACTTAAGGTTTCTCATCTCTCTAATATCAATAGCATCTTCTAATAAGATAGAATCACGAGATAATGATATCTGAATATTTTGCTCTAGTTGAGCCTTCTCTTCCTCATCAGGTGACACTTCAATAAATATACCGAAGTCATAGATGTATAAGTCCTTAATATCTTCTAAGATACCAACACTGTATTTTCCTATTTGATTTATAAACTCTTCCTTAAAGTCAGAATATTCTAAAATATCTGCAACTCTATAAGAAATTGCCTCAGATAATGAACGTGTAACATATAAACTAGACTCTAGTATGTGTCTTGTTGCTGTGTTTGAGTTTAGTGCGGCTAATTTCTGAACACCAACTAATGCGTCTGGGTTTGGAGTAGAACCATCACGAGCCTCATTAAGACCAGTAACATCTCTAATCATACCCATATAATGATTGTAACTTCCAATTAAACTCTGTAGTTTAGCTTGTCCGCTATTTGTTCCTAACTCAGAGATAGGGATCCTTGCATTATTAAATTCACCATCACCAGTATAGCTTCTACCAATCACACTACCAGTTTGGAAGTATAATCTTAACGCGTCCTCTGGATTATATGCTGCTCCAGTTCCTAAATCTACCTCGTTAATACCATCGGCATCTATAAATACCCCATCAGGTACTACTCTAGCCAATACTTGCTGCATCTTAAGATGAATTACTTGAATCAAATCAGCAAATGGAATCATTCTTTTAACTAATGACTCGATAGCTCCCTTATACATTCTTGGAGCAACTGCTACATAGTTAGGAATAGCATGTTGTGTAGCTGATTTAGGACGTACCATATTCTTAGATAACTCCCATTTCAACATAATATTTGTACCAGCAACCATAATTCCATCATACCAAACATCGATAACCTTCTCAATTTTCTCGAAGTTTCCTTCGTCCATCATCTCTTGTGGTGGATTGAACGTGTCGTCCTTTGGTATCATTTTCTCACTACCGTTCTCTAATTTCTTTTTCTTGTATACAATTCTCTTGGTAGTCTTATAGTTAAAATAAAGCAATGTAGCAGAATCTCTACTAAATAAACTATTATTTAACTGAGATAATCCGTACTGACTATTCCAAGACTCTCCATATTTAGATATCTCCCCTAACTGGTCTAATGTCAGCGTTGGATCAATCTTCATAAGTTCAGTCGTATGAACTGTCTTAACCTCTCCCCAATAGAAACAATCGTTAAAGTATGGGTTCTCTGTATAGCTATAGATAACATTTGCTGGATCCACATACTCGATTCTAACTCCATCACCAGGTAAGAACATGTGCTTAGCCATACCTATTCCTAATGTAGCAATATCTAAATCGACACTCTTACGAATATCGTTATACTTATTATCGTCAAAAATTGTGTTAATTGCTTGTTCTTCAGCTATTTCAATAGCAGGCTTGTAGTTTATCTGCATGAACAATGAAAGTTCATCATCTGTTTCTGGAAGTTCTTCTGGAGGCGTATCAAACGCATCGATTCCAAACTGACTTTTTACTTGAAGAAGTAAATCCTTTGCAGCCATATCGGTCTGAACTGCCTGTTGAAATCTATTTCGTTTATCAGTAGACATAGCATCTTGTGCATACGCCTTAACTTTAAACATTCTGTCAGTCATTCCGTTAACTACAATGTCAAGGAATTTAGGTATAATAGGAACAGGAGTCCAGTCTAAGTTTAAGTGACTTAAATCACCATCAACAGATAGTTCATTCTTATATTTTCCAACTGATTGTTCTCCACGAGCGTATAGACGTAATTTATGAAAATTAGAACGTTGATCATAAAATCTACATCCATGACTGTCCTTCTTAAACCACTCATATTGAATACTTTGCCCTATCTGCAATCCATATTCAATAGATTCTTTTTCCTTATCAGTAGCAAATTGGTCTGGAAAGCTAATTGGATTAATCTTAATATTTACGTCCTTCATTTATCTTATTATTTCGCTATGTGTTCCGCTATTATTATACTTTGCAAAGTTAAAGATAATTTTCGATTCTTTTTTGACTTGTGCATACACATTTTTTTGATTAGCCATTATAGCTAATCCTGAGCTAATTGCAGCATCAAACTTTGTTCTATTGTTTATGTCAAACCTTGACCATTCGTTAATTGTTCGTGTGAAGTACATTGAACCCATCTCATCAGAATCTCTATACGTACCTTCCAAGTCTAATCCTACATACTTCTCAATATATGACTCAATCGCAGACGCGTGAGACTGCTTAACATCTTCAGAAGAGTTAGGAATACCTCCAAGCTCTTTTTCTGTCTTAGAAAGGTTGTTATAGTGCTTATCTGGCCTGTTCATAGAAAATCCTCTATAGCCTCTATTCTTGAAATGATATAGTAGCCTAGGCTTATTGTTCTCAACCAAGATAGGCATGCCATAGAATACACACGCCATCAAAACTTCTTCAAAGAATATCTCTGCAGTCTGTGGCCTTGCAATGTACTCTAAAAAGAATTGATTGCTCGGTGCATTATCCATATTGAACTTAGTGAGTCCGTGCAGTGAACCGTTTGAACCTCCACCGCCAACTGTTCCAGATATATCGTAAGGGTCACATCCGAACGCTCCGATATGGTCATTCCCTGGATACTTCATTCCGTTTTTATACGTAACTCTATTCTGTAAATCTTTTTCTGGAATCCACGATACGTTAAACCTGCCCCTTGGATCTGGAGTCCATACCACCTTGGTGTCCTTCTCTCCATTTAACCAGCTGAACGAACCTCTCGTAAGTACTCTATCCTTAATTAAAGAGTCATTATAGTCGATTTGCTGATATATCTTTGTTAAGTTGAATATTGACGACTTACTCTCATCTCTAAAGGCATGAGACTCTGTTCTTGAGAACTGTCTATAGAACTCGTTAAGTGCATCAGCATCACTCTTTAATGAAGCAACCTCATTCTCCCAATAGTCAATGGCACCATTAGAGATCATCTGTCCGTCAATACCAAGTACTGGTTTTTCTGGCTTTCTGAATACTGGCATTCCATACCTGTCTATATATCCCTCAAAGTTCCACTCCATTGGTATATAGAGAGAGTACATACCAGATTTTGTCTGACCATTAGCATTACGCGTACTTACATTTGATTCCTCGTATAATTTTTTGAAGTTAGCCCCTCCCTTTTCAAGTGAATTAGGTGTTGAACCCATCATACACTTTCCAATAATCTTAGAACCTAATCTAAGACAAGTCTTTGTTACACGCCAGTTATTTAAGATGTTATCTGGCTTAATCCATTTACCACTCTCGTCATGTACGAGTAATAATAATTTCTCACCATCATAACTATTGTCAGCCGTGTTCTTCCAGTCAATTGTAGTGTCAAGACCTCTTATATCAGAATCTGCACTTTCGTACATATTCTTCTTGGTAATTTTAGCCGCAGGAACTCTAAATGCAAGTTCTGTCTTTGGTTTATCCATACCATCCTGGATAGGCTTGAAGAAGAATGGGTAGTTGCTAATAATAGGAACCACCTTGTTGGTAAACATTGTCTTAGCATCATTACCAGTCTTTGATAGGATTCCAAGCCTTGCATCTTTAGCAAGTGTTCCAGTATTAGATAACTCATTAGATCCCATAAACGAGAATCCAGAACGTCTAATCTTTAGATACACCATACCAAATGAACGATTATCAGCCTTACATGCTTCCCAAAATATAAAGTATATCCTGTTTGCCTCTCGGTAGTCTGGTAATCCAACATCAATCTTGGTCCACTGTAGGTACATATAATGAGATCCTGTGATATAAGTTTTAACGCCATTATTCATAAAGAAAAATCCGTGATCCCTTCTATCAAACTCTCCCTCTATATAGTCAACCCACTCATCCTTAAAATTCTTAGGCATAGTATGCCAGTTGAATATAGTCTTGATATTACTAAGCTCCCTTGGATACTCAGATGGTTGCCAATACTGGTTCTCTTTCTTATTGTCTCTTTTATAAACATCGTCTGGGGTTGATGGTAGTGCAATTAATAATCCACTAATACTATAAATATCTCCAATGGTTCCATCCTTAGATATAACCACCATATCATACTTCTCATTATAGCCGTACTCCCAAGTCTTGCTCTTGTTCTTTACTACAATAACACTCTTAGGTACATGGTCTTGTACTATCCTATATATACTATTTTGATCTTCTTTCTGCAAATCCTTGTACTTTAGGTTCAGTTTTTACAACGGATTCGTCAATTAGTTTTTCTTGCTCTAGCTCTATCCTATTTAGAATATGAAAGGCATCTTCTATTGCCAAGCGTTTTGTAGAGGCAGCATTCTTAAGTTTATCAGCAGACAAATCATCATCACCACCTCTTATTATAGTGTCTTCGGCAATTTTAATTAATTCGTCTACTGCCTTATAACCAGCCGCAATAATTCTTTCTTTAATTGACTTTAATTCCATTTTAATGTAATATTTTTAGTAAGCATCCTGTATAGTTTCTCGTCATTTATGTAAAATGGGTACTCACTATTTGGCTCAAACGAAATCTCATTTCCAATACTTAGACCTAGGTCTAATAACTCTTGATTTATGTACTCTATCGTTCCAATTAAGGGTTCCTCTAATGTATTCTTATGAATAATAGAGTTTCTTGTCTTTATTGGTTTTACAAAGCAGTACTTAGAGTGAGCACTCCATTTATTATTGTGGAAGTACATGAAGAACTGTTCATTATCTACCATGAATAAATCATCCTTAAGATAACTTGCTCCGCTCTTCTCATTTCCTTTCATATCATAATATAGTTTAAATACATTATGATGTACTAAAAGTATATCTCCAGGGAGTATCTCTCCAGTATATCCTATTGGTGTACTTTCAACTACACCTAGTCTATTAGATACGGTATGATCTTCTTGAGATGTACTCACAACTAAATCAATCCCACCTATATTCTTAGTATTATTATATCGCTTACCATCTAATGGTTTTACGATGAAGCAGTAAGGAGATTTCATTTAGAAGTTTATATTGTACTCTACAGAGACTGGAATATTAGAATTAAATTCCTTCCATAGAATAGTCTCATCAGATTCATTCTCTATCCATACCTGAAAACTACACTTAGATTCATTGAAGAATATTAGATGTATCTTATGAGAACCTCCAAGAACCTCTTGTCCCTGGAGATAACTCATAGCATTCTTATAGTCTGGACCTACTGATATTTTACGAATATCCATTAGTTATACACCTTAATTTCTATAACTACCTTATTTATTCCATTTACTTGAGAACCAGACGTAGAGTCTATGTTTAATATTTGAATAAAATTAGGAAAGGTTGATTCTTCATAATTTGGATAAGGCTGTACTGAAAAATTACCCCATAGATTCGAACATGTTACTGTTGTTTTTCCAGCAATAAATGCTCCAGTTAAAGTTGCATTATAAGCTCCAAGATTAACATATGTCCATGTTACATTTCCTCCTAAAGTATTTTGAAGTACTGTAGCTACTGGAGCGCTTGTTCCAGACTGAGTAAGTATAGCATTATATATCTTATAAGGAATAGCGAGATTAATAATCTCTTGGATGCTAAAGTTTTTTGTTGCATTTAGATTCTCAACATCAGTACCTATCAATAGATCATCAATAGTAGGTATTGTAATTTCTGGGTATGCACTAATCTTGGTCATTGATCTCTCCTGTTTGTAAGTTTATGTTTACGTTTCCGTACTTCTCTAGCAAGACAGCTTGTAATTCTTTATATTGAGCAGATAAAGCATCTAAATCTCTAAAAAATTTATGCTTTGCTAATTCAGCTTCAGCGATTGAAACTTTTGCTTCGTTAAATTTAAGACTTAAGTCTTTTAAATTTTCTAATTCTTCTGTTGTTACTGTTTTCATTTTACAAAGATAGTGATTTTTTAAATATTAAATAACTCTATTTTTTGCTCTTCAGTTAAAGCATTATAAAACCACTCTTTACTAAGCATTATTTTGATATGCTCCTTGTTCCTACTTAATCTATCTGTATCATCATCAGATAATTCCTCAAGTAAGTTTAATTTATTAATTAAACTAACCGAGTCGTAAGCTGCACTTATTGATTTTTCAACTTTATTTTCTAATAAGTGTTTTTCTAATATATTATTTTCCATTTTTTATAAATTCTTATTAATGTTATTATTACTACATAAAGCGCTGTTATATTATCATTCAAAGACCAGTCTTTTAAACCGAAATAACTATCGAAATAATGATTGATTAATAATCCTATGGTTATTTCTTTTATAAAACCATTTTTTACTGTAAATACTAACAATAAAAAAGATAATCTATATAAATTTAGCATTAATTTCCAAGCACTATCATCGTCTAATGGGTATATATAATCACATAAATACCCAGAAAAAAGTATTAATAAAACAGAAACGATTTTTAATAAACTATTGAGGCCTTCCCGTTGGTTTACCTTTAGGGTTCTTAATTGCTTTAGAATTTTCTTCATTTGTTGTTGAGGAAGCATTTTGTTTTTTTACGTTTTTACTAGTTGATAAATTTGTTTTTTTCATTGTTTTAATTGTTTATAATTGTTAATTTTAAATCTTTGCCAAATTTTATAGTTATACTTATTGATTCAATATTACATACTATAAAAACCTCGTTTAATAAATTTATATTCCCTAATGAAGAATAGTCTTGCTGTATAATTGGTTCTTTATTTACAATACTTTTTATTATACTGTACCAATCAGTAATGTTAGATATTTTAGAAAACAAATCAATATCAACATTTTTTATTTCTTTTATTTTAAAATATACCTTAATAGTTTCTTTTATATCGTGACTACTATTAACGCTAATATCGCCAGGTACTCCTACTGGAAAAGAAATTCCATTTTCATTAAAAACCTTTATAATTGGCGTTACGTTTTTATTTTCTTTTAAATTTTTTGACATTTTGTAAGCTATAGTTATTGATGCAAATGTAACCGATATTATTATTAGATACCCTTCCATATTATTTGAATAGTGCTTGGTTTAATGTTCTTTCTGTGTAGTTCCAAATGTCTGATGGTAATTCATCTACTTTAGCATTTAAAATAGTTAATTGCCCTATAGTTCCATAATCTAGCATGTTATTTCCCTGAATAATAATTATATCCGAAAACAAAATAATTCCAGCATCAACTCTTAAATAAGCCGCTCCGCTCATAGTTACACCGCTAATTATAGATCCGTACTTAAATCTAATAATTCCCGTTGTACTTGTAGGTCCAGCATTTGTATTAGTGTCTCTGTCTGAAGAAGTAGGGTATAGAGTAATACTTGTTGCGATAAATACAATTTCTGAATCCAAGTTATTAGCTCTAATTATTACATCATTAGACAATGTGGCTGAACCCTGCGCAAAGTTTCCGCTACTTAGAATAGTAACAGACTCCGATAATCCTGATGTTTTTGTTGTAACTATACCACTACTAATAGAAAACAAACTACCTGCACTTGGACTTAGTATAAGTCCTGAAGGAGCGGTTAATGTTCCAAATCCCTTAATTAATAATACACCGTTTGAAATACCTTGCGTTCCATTCGTAGTTCCATAATAACTTCCATAGTCATATATCTTTTGTGTACTATTTAAATCTGTGTAAGCTATTACGTTAGCTAGTGCATCAACAACAAATGCGTCTGTTGCTAATGTGGGAGAAAAAGCAAATGTACCGCCCGATGATGGAGTAAATGTGATGCTTTGACTTATCTTTCCAAATTGTGCTAACTTTAATACCCAAGTTCCTGTACCACCTGTAACGTCTAATGTAATAGTAGAACCTGTTGATGCTTGGTATAGTTGCTGGACTCCGATTTCATTTGCTACATAAACGAAAGTTCCGCTAGGCATTGTTACTGATAATGTAGCAGTTAACTGTTGAGTAATATTAGTTCCAATAGCCCCTATTGTAGAACCATTATTAATAACTGTTATTGTAGCAGTTCCGCTATTGCTTATCGTTCCACTTATAGAGCAGTTTGTTAAGGTAACAGTTATAGGTGTATTTGTGTTGTAAGTTAAGTTTCCTGTTATGCTTACTCCTGTTAAGTTTGTTGGAGTAGCTTGATTAACATTTCCTGTTAATGCAATATTTGTAGGTGCTGAAACTAAAGTAAATGATGGTGCTGTTATATTGCCACCTGTCAAAGAGCCACTTGTAATTGACACGTTTGCGGTAGATATAAAGTTCACTCCGTTTGTTGAAGTAATAATAGGGTTAAGTCTATTAGTTGACTCGTACCATTTAAGCCAATCATAAACATTACTTAAGGTTAATGATGAAGATATTGTAATAGTATTGCTTGCTAAAGAAATTCCACTTAATGCTTCTGCTGCTGACTCAGATAATACCACAACGGGGTCAATCGTTAGCGTTGCACTTGATGGGTTGTAGGCAAATCCATACCACTGTGCCCAATCGATAAAAGGGTTAACAGACATACCACTAAACCAATAATTGCCTGTTCCAAGTGTTGAAGTAGTTTGTCCTGATATTGTAATTGTTAAAAGTCCATTTGTTACAGGTGTAACTGTAATTGCTTGTGAATAATCTGTATTAGCTGAACCACCTGCCGTAAAGGTTTGCGGTGTAATTCCTAAACCTGATACTGTTA